AATATGAAAGATTCGAAATAGATAGGATTATCCGGGTTGTCTTCATTAGTTGTAAATTGATTATGTCTAGGTAAAACCAATCCTGATTGAATTGGTACGTTCAATTTATATTTTGAAGTCACCTGTACCGTACCGTATGATTGTCCACATATTCTACTTATGTCAACAGTTGTTGTTTGTCTAGTTGAGTTTGGATCGACACCTCTTTGTAAAATAACAACAACCAACTCTGTTTGGTCAGGTATTGCAAAGAATGGTCTTGTAGAATAATCAGGACTCCATTCTAAGTATTTTCCACCAAACCATCCGTCTTTTTCTAAACTCTCTCTCCAATACAAATTGTAATTATCAATATATCTTTCTTTCAAACTTCTTTGTCCACTATATGTTGGTGGATTCAAGTTGGAGAAAGTAGAATAGGTCATAGCAGTAATAACCTGAAAATACTCTATATCAGATTTAACTTTAGTATACTGTAAATTCAATGGTTCTTGACACTTTACGTTTGTAATCGCAATCCCTTGATTCGGATAAAAATCATTAACACATATTGTACCAGATTGTGGTGTATCACCTGAGTAATATGTCCCATCACAATCGTAGTAATACCAGTCATTTCCTGTTAACGCTGTAACAGAACCCACCCAACAGTTTTGAACTGCATCGGGTGTTTGATTTACAATATATTGTTGAGTCAGATTTTGATCTGAACTATCAGGATTAGCATAATTTACCGTGATTGATTTTAAATTCTTCGAATATCCTGTTGAAGATGTGAAACCTGAAAAGTTAGACTGAGCTTTATCAGTATTCGGATCCAACGAATTGTTTGGACTTTGAAATGCCAACACCCTTCCTGTTAAGAAGTTATCTAACGTATCGGGATCACATAATAATGTTATCGTGTTATCGTAGTGAAACGCACCATTATTAGCAGCAATATCTGAAGCAACATAAGTTTTAACTTGATTGAATCCTCCAAACTGATTAAAATATTGATGTTTGTAGTTAAACAAATTCATTCTTTCCGTTAGAGTTAGGTCGAATCCTGCCCTCGGAGAACCTCCAATCCATGTTCCAGCTGCCGTTCTTTGTCCCGCAAATACTTTATTGATTCCAGACAATAATCTTTGAAAATCAGTTTGGTAGTCCAAAAATGGACTTTCAACTGTTTGTAAGGCAATCTGTCTTTGAGCTACATCAGGACCCCATGGTTGCGATGTGATTGTCAAGCTTTCAAACCATGGATCATTAACCACATACGCATCCTCAAATACGTTAGAATAAGTTGAAGGATTTGGTGTGTCTGCAAGAATAGTCAATGAAGTTGTTCTTAAAGACTCCGCAGCAAAGTCTGCCGCATTTGGATTCGTTTCTAATGAGTCTGAAGAACAAGAACATAATTCACAATCAGGATATGTTATTGTTGGTAATGAAATGTTTTTGAACGGATCACCTAAAGAATTGAAAATATCTTTAAATGAAGGTGGTTTGTTACAAGTAATACTCACAAATGGTATTGCATCAAGAACCTTACAAACAATATAAACAATCCAAGCCAGTGAACCATAAACAAAAGTTATCAGGGCTTTTAATATCGGCCATAAAAACGCCAATAAGTGCACAACAACCATTAATGGTATTAGTAGAAGTGTTATAAAACTAAAAAAGAAATTGAATATAATAAAAATTAAATCAAAATTTTTAACTCCATCATTAGTTGGGAACTTATTACTAGTCGAATCACAAGTGTTTTCTAAAATTTGTTTAATACCTATAAATCTACCTCTATTAGTTCCTTTATGATACCCATCTAAAAACTGAGACACCGTATAAACTCGGTTGTATCCAAACTCATAAAATGTATCTTCACAATCTATTGCGGATTGTGGATCAACATAGTCATCCCAATCTAAAGAAAACGCGTAAGATTTTTGTACAGCTTGATATTGTGTTGACCCTGTCGGGAAAAAACCATACGGATCCAAAGCGGGATTAGTCCATCCCCACTCTTTAATATTTGGAACCAAATAGTAACCTCTTTTAACTTGTTCACCTAAATCTGCAGATTGTTCCCACTTAACCTTGAACCTATATTTACCCTTAGTTGGTACTCCAACACTTGGGTCTAATGAAATTGTTCTCTCACCAAACTCATTTGTTATTATGTAATCCAAATTCATTGGAACATCTGTTAACCACGTTCCGTCACCATCAATTACTTTCGCACCACCGTCAAATTCATATTCCTCCAATACTGGTTTCCCTGTACTATCTTGACCTACAGTTTGTCTGATACATAATATTTCACCTGGTCCTGAAACCAAATCACATAAATTACCCGCCTCAGTTGCAGGTCTACAGTTTTTTCTTAATACTCTCGAGTCTGTTGCTGAAACTACAGAACCCATAAAAACTGCCGTTGGCTGTATATCAATATTTGCATCATCTCTCAAATCAAAGTCGACTCTATTAATAGCAATTTGACAAACTTCAGGTTGACCGAAAAGAGGCGAAACGTCTATATTCGCTTGTAAATTTATAATTTGAGGTAATGAATTTAAATCTGGTGAAGCTTTGAATCCGTTACCATTAAATTGGTTCTCAGTCGCTAACCCCATTCTAATCAAATCTTGCGGGGTAAGGCTGAACTCACCAATATCTGAAAGGTCAGCATCCATTACAACTGTTTGGTTCCCTAACGGAACTCCCATGATCATATAATCCCCACTATCATTGGTCTTTACCGTATACTTGTAATACTTGTCGTAAACTTGAATAACCGTTGGGTTAGCCAACGCATCACTTCTTGATGGAAATGTACCTGTTGGTACGTGAGAAGAATAAGACTTTTCATACGGTAACAGATTATATCTATACCCATCTTCATTCTTATCTGTTGGTGATTTATAAGGATAAAGGACACTAACAATTTCATTATTTTGATCTTCTTGTGCTATCGGAACAAAGACTGAAACTCTAACATTAGGTAATCCAAATCCTCCGTTCGCAGTTACACGTCCAACAACAACTCCATAGTCTGCACAATTTCTTGTATAGATGTCATCACTTTGAATCTTCAAAGAAAGTATTTCTAAGAAATCGAATTCTTGGTCAATTTGAACGTTTATAACTTGATCTGAACCGGGTTCGGTTCGTATTCTGTAGGAATTACCCATTAATGCCTTTTTTGATAAATAGTTTAACCCCCATTTTCTAAGGAAAAGAAATGGCGTATTAATCAATGATAACCTAATGGTTGATTAAATAAACTTAAGTAAACGAAACGTTTTGGAAGTTCTTGACTCTTACTCTAATATCCTTCTGTGGATATCTGATTTGATATACCTGACTTGGTTGAGCAAATATGGTATCATCAACAGGTCTTATCTGTCTTGACTCCTCATCAGCATATGGCATCGATGTTTGAGCTGACGAATATTGACCCCCAACCTCATTATAAATTTGAAGTCCAGCAACAGTGATTACACCATTTTCATCTTGGATCAAACTATTCAACTGAGCCAAGTAAATATTTTGACCTAACTGTCTAATTTGTGGATCCATGAAAGTCGATATCTTATTAACTATATTTGAAATAACTTGTCCTTGGTTTTGAGTTGCATCTAACACAACCGCAATATCGATACTAATATCAATAACTTCAGCAGTTTCAATTGAGATATAGTCATTCAACATTCTATAATTCGATAGATAATTCGCCAAGTTTTGTTTCAATGTATTCGACACAATAGATGTTAATTTACCTGAAGTGTCATAAGATAAAATCTGAACTAATACCTTATTGTTGTTTTCCGTGATAGCAACTTTTGCAGGTGCTCCGAATTGTGATGGCATTTTTCTAACAAGAGCTTCATAGTCATTTACTGTTACCGCTCTATTTTGTGATGCGAAGTTGAATGATACATAATTTCTTGCCTCTTCAACTGTTGGTTGTCCAGCTCCACCGATGGCTGCCGTTACGTTGTTACATCTTAAAGATCCAACAACTTGTTGGTTTGTAGCTTCCGATGGACCATTCACAAAAAATGAAACGGTTCCAACTTGATTGATAACATTTGTTCCTAAGTTTGTTGATAGTCCTCCACCCGTTCTATACTGAATAAATAAAGTTGTGTTTGCTCTAAGTGCTGACCCTAACGATAAATTGTTTTGATACAATTGTAGATTTAAAGGAACTCCTAACGTTGTAAATTGGTTAAGAGCGTCTTGTGCTGTGTTTGTCCCTCCACCGAAAGTCATCTTCAAAAATCCTTCAGGTGTATATTCAGTAATAAATTTGTCTTGTGTTTGAATATAACGTCCAACTTTAATTCCTGGTTGGTCCGATACTTTGGTTGGATCTTCAATAAAGATTCTATCTTCAGCTAAAGCATCAACCTCATACCATTTGTTTTGTAATCCTAAAAATTCATTAACTGTTGGTACTGTTGTGTAACTTGTGCCATCCTTTAAAAGAACACT